GAGCACGGCTGCGATTGCGGTCGCGACTCAAGTAAACGACATGATGAATTTCCCTGTACCGTTTGTGACTGACGCAAACGGTCGAGTGTATTTGCACACTGCGTACAACGCCGGATCAGACAACGCTGCCACCTATGTTCTTTGGTTCCGTCGAGAGGTATTGAGATAATGCCTGTCGGACCTGGAACACCATTACGTCCTGCGTTCCTGCCTTCTTCGGGTGGCGGTGTAACTCCTGCCGAGGATTCAGCCGACTATTTGAATACGGCGGACGCGGACTACTCTACCGGGTCTGACGTCACTTGGTCTGACTCCGGTGCTGATGAAAATGTAATCTCGATGGCTATTGGGACGAACGCTACAGCCGCGAACAGACCAAGCAATAACTTCGGTACCAAGTTCTTCGATACTGGGACAACGGTTGCAGACCTGCCCAGCCTTCGTATCCATTTTAATCGAGTAAGCTCGCCCGAGACACAACTCACTCAATGGCCTGTAGTGGTGGTTGGGTTCATTGTTGTGCCCGCATCGACGACCCCGGTGTTTGGCACACACAGCGCATTCTGGATTGCTGGTAAGTATGCTTTCACATCAAATGCAAACACTAATGGCCATAGTGTCCGTAGCAATGACCAAACATATAGTTGGACATCCGTTCAGTTGGATACATCTGCACCAACCAGCTACCAGTTCAAGCAAGATTTAACGGTAAATACGTGGCAGCAAATGTCCCACGCGAATGGTACCGCCGGTGCGATCGGTGTGGGGTACTGGCTCGGTACGACCAACTACCCAGGCACTGGCGGCGGGGGCGCCAACATGATCACGACCACGAAAACCGGTTTTGTCACACTAACCGCAACCGATAAAATCTACTCGTTTATTTCAGCGGGTGCATATTCTGGTGGTTCAGGAACTCGAACGGTCACTGGCAGCGTTCGGGTCTATGTGAAGAAATGAGTAAACTCTCGATCAAAGTGGGCGTTAATACGTATGGTGGGTACGGATCTCTATCGGGTGACCAGCAGACGGTTCAGCGTTACATTACACAGTGTAATAACTCTGGCGGCACGATTCTCATCGACGACGAAGATGTCACTTTGGCGCAAGCCCAATCTGCATTTGCTTCTGTTTTAGACGATGACGTTTCTGCTAATGTGCGCGTCGAAGAAGTTGACAGCGGTACAGATATCCCAGGCTCAATCACATTAATGCTTGTTTCGGAGTAATCCATGGCACTCACTACTTCACCGCGCGATCAACGCTTCAACGACATATTGATCCTTGAGACTGCTCTCGGTAACACAGCAGTTTCAGATCTCGCAGGTAAACCGGCGTCTGTTTACTCTATCGACATCAACAACCCGTCAGGTGCAGCGTGCTTCGTTAAGTTTTACGACACAACAAAAGCATCTGCTTCCGACATCCCGATCATTATTATCATGGTCATAAACCCCGAACGAAGAGTTATTACGATACCTGACGGTATCCCGTTTGCTAACGGCGTCACGATGCGTTGTGTGACTACAGGTGGTGGTGGTGGTACGACATCGCCCTCGGGCGGTTCGGGTACTGTGGCCGTTTCTCTTGTGATGAGTTGAGGTAAGTTATGACTGCTAGTCAAATTATTCTTGGTGGAAACCTATCTACCGATATCATTGAAGACACCAGTGTAACAAGCACGGGGCAAGACAATGTGACCGGTGCGGCTGCTGTGTTCTTCGGTGTCTTTATCGACAACACAGCAAACTCGGCTGCGTCGTATGTGAAGATCTACAATCACGCTAATCCCACGATAGGCACCACCGACCCTGACTTCGTGTTCATATGCCCTGCTTCGTCTACGCGCCAGTACACCATGGCTGGCGGTACTGCGTTAAGTGCTGGGTTATCTTACGCATGTACCACTTCAGGTGGTACGGCTGGTACAGCAAGTCCCAGTAACGCTGTGCTTGTTCGAATTCTTGCTACATAGAGGTTGGTAATGTCTGACAAATTGAAGTCTCGTAAGTTCTGGTTTGCCCTTCTTGGTGCGATCCTCCCACTCGTCGCTCAAGTGTTGACTGAAGAAGTCGCGCTGGCAGAAGCATTGCAACTCTCTGTCGGTATTCTTGGCGCATACATTTTCGGGCAGGCTTATGTTGACGGAAACGCAGTCGCTGGTAGTTCTGATGATTCTGGGGATTCTAGCGCTGCTTCTGCTGACGTAGAGGAAGCCCCCGTTGAAGAAGCCGCTGAAGAGTAAGCTTATGGATACGCTCGCGAGTCTTATCTCGATGGGCGTGGCCCTGTTTGTCGGGCTACTGGTTGGTTTCTTTCGAGGGAAGAAGAAGAAGCCGCCAGTGCCCGCACCAGACACGAAAGCAATCGAAGCGAAAGTTGAAGCTGTGGTTGAAGCGCACGAAGAGGCGCAAGAAAAGATCACAGAGGCCGCTGAAAGCCCGACGCCTGCCGCAGACTTGGCCGCGTTAGGCAACAAGAGGAAGAGGTGATGCTTGCACCGCTACTTCTTTTCACGGCCACCTTCGCTACCTCGTCTGCGGAAGAAGGCTCGCTCGAAAAACCCGAAGCGCCTCCCGCCATCTCGGGTGAGTGTGCCGAGGTCTACGGTCTTGATGTTGGGCGCAGCCTCCCTGCTGGGCTACTCGATGACGAGGGCAAAGCCACTTGCGCTGCGCTTATCGTCCCAGTCAGCCAGTACCAAGACCTACTTCAAATCGAAGCTTGGGGAGATTACGTCGCAAATCGTTACCGTTTAGATACGGAAATGCTGACACTGCAGCGTGATTGGTATAAAGAAACGGTAGCCGAAAAGACGCCGCTATTTCAGCGACCAGGAGTCTTAATCGGCGTAGGTACCGTTGCGGGTGTTGCCGCTGTTGCGACATCGGCTTGGGCACTTTCAACCATCTCCCCATAGGTGTGCTACGATGAACGTAGATGTGATTCACAAGGTAGTATCTACCGTTATGGCAGGGTCTCTCGTGGGATTGATTAAGTTCTACGTCGATGTCAACACGCAGCTTGCGGTTTTGAACCAGCAAGTTCAGCAGGCTAATGAGACCGCCGACGAAATCCTTGAGATCCTCGACGCTATTGCACCCAGAACCACCCAGTAGGAGCACGTTATGTGGCTAACATTAGTTTTTATCGCGACAGTTTCGGCTGGTGATTCAGAGCAGGTGCAGTGTGCGGAAGATCTAAACGCACGCATGGCCCTGGTGTTGGAGCGTCTTCAAGAGGTGCAAGCCCAGCAAGAGATTACGGCATCGGAGCCGACTTTGAACACCACAACTACTCCTGTGCAAGATGAAAGCTCCTCATCTACACAACCGGCTCCGGTGCCACCTCTTCTCGACACGTCCGATGAAGACGCGGTTGCGGAGTCTCCTGTTTAGGCTGACTTCAATGCGTTTTCAAGAGCCGCTTTTGTAGCAGGTCCAGCGATACCGTCAGCACCGAGGCCCTTCGACATCTGGAAAGCACGTACTGCGTTACGTGTATTGCGACCGTCGACACCATCAACCGCACCAGGGCTGAAGCCCAAGTCGGCCAAAGCCTGTTGGACATCGCGGAGTGATTTGATTTCAGTCGTTGTCGCTCGATGCGAATCAATCGCACGAACCATCGCTTCTATTGTAGCGCCAGGACAAGCAGGCTTCCCAAACTTGAAGTGACCTGTCACCTCGAACGCTCGCCCCCAAAGCTTCTGGCAAGCGATAGCCACAGACGCAACCGAACGAAGCTGTTCAGCCGTCGGCTCATGACCCTTTGGGTTGCTCTCGCTGTAGAAGTTTCCCGATACCAGGCAGGAGAGGTGCGTCTTATTCGCGTTCCCATGACTCCATGTCGCCACATCTATGCTGTGAAATAAACAAACTTCCCCGTCTATTGCTATCCCTATCGTGTAGCAAATACCTGGGCAACCAGAATCACTAATATGATTTGGTTTTACGTGGTATGCCGCGACCTTCTTAAACCGTTCAGGGTCGCCTGCTTTGCTTGCGCTGTGATGAAAGGCGATACCCTTTAGCGTTGCACCATTGCGGTTACTGAACGTCTTGGTCTCATGCGTCGGCATCTTTCCGCGATAGTCGAGGACGGTAAGCCCTTGACTCTTGAGCGCGCTAATCAGAGATTCTGTTGTTGGAAGAGGCATGGTTTATCCTATTGCTCCAGTCATTAACATATGAAGCAGCCACCCCACGATGCAAACAATCGTGAGATCTACCCAGACAGGACTTACGGGCTCCACAACTTCACAGCAGGGGGACCTTTCCAATCTGGCGAGAAGATCACGATAGCGCTTCCTTTCGGGGCTGCTGCTCGGGGTTTACCTTCGCGATCAAGAAACTTAATACGGCCTGTTACGAGACGGACTTCTTCTGCTTTCCATACCCAGTCAGCCCACCAACGTGTGTCAGTGCAAGCCATGATGAGACAGACAACAGTTAGACCGTTTCTACTTTCATTATACGCACGTTCGAGCCAAGAACCTACCCCCCTACCATAAGGAGGATTCATCCAGACAGACCCACGACTTAAGCAGTCGGTCCAAGGTTTTGGTCCGAGTGCGTTTGTTTCTTCGGTAAAGAACAAATCACATAGCGCGTTCTCGTCGCTTGCCGCAGCATCGAGGGCAAAGTGAAACTCTTCATCCAGTGCGTCGAACACGTTTCTCGGTGTACGCCAGCTATGGTCTTTGCTGGAGTGAATGACGTCCCAGTTACCCACTTGTGTCCTCGAACATTTGTGCTTGGCTTCCGACGCTGCTGCGCTTCAATTCTCGCTCTTGGATGCGGGCACGCTCTCCTAAATCTACAAGGATAGAAAGCCACGCTTCGTAAGTTGTGGGCTCACCGCTACGTGTTGTAGGTGCCCCTGAAAAGGCTTCAGCAAGGCCACGAACGATTCGGATTGTAGGCTTCCTCTTTCCTGATTCAGTACGGGAGACTTCAGGTTGAGTTAGTCCTGACCGTCGTGCAAGTTCTGCGACAGTCCAGCTTCTGGAAGCACGGTGCATTTTAATAAAACGAATAAAACCATTAGGTTGATCAGACATAGGATCCTCCGGTCATTTATATACCGTGCTGCTATAGGTGAGTCAAATATTTCCTTGACACGACGGT